GTCAGGCCTCCTGCAGGGGAGATCTGGAGACTCGCTCGAATGCTTGTGTTTGTTGAGGATTCTAAAATCAACGCAGCACAGTATGGAACTCAAACAGTTGCGAATGGTGTGAGGCTCTATGTTGCAAATGATCAAGGAGAGCTGAATGACTTGATGGATGGTGGTGCAATCACTACAAGTGCTGAGTGGGCTGAGTATTGTTTTGACGCAAACTCGAAGGCTTGGGGAGCGGGCAACGAATTCTTGACTGTACGTTGGACGTTCACAAAGGCTGGTGTTCCTATTCGGCTAGATGGAAACAAGCGAGAGAGGCTCGCAATTCTCATTCAGGATGATCTAACAGGACTAGCTGCACACGAGTTTGTTGTGCAAGGATATCGGGAAGGAGAAGTTCATGTCTGATGTATGGGACAGTGGGGAGGAACGACGTGCTAAGAATCATGTTGTAGTTGATGAGTTGCCAATAGCCTCGAAGAAGGGAATGAGACGAATTCAGCTTGAACTCGCTTTCATGGTCAGTGTCCTTCTCGCGATCTTTGGTCTTCTCTTGAAGAATAGCGTTGATATCGGGAAGCTCGAGGCAATGACAGCAGGACATAAAACTGCTGCTGATAATCGTGCTGAGGTATTAACTGGTGCAGTCTCGAACCTGACGGAATCAGACGATAGAATCATGTTGCAGCTTGAGCGGATTCTGACTCGACAGGACCAGAATGGTAATCGATTAAATCACATTGAGGCTCAGGTTGATCGTCATATCGAGGCTCAGTAATGGATGACAGGGAACTCTGTAGGAGGATAGCGTATGAGTGGCTTGGGCGGCCCTATATCTGGGGCGGGGATGATCCAATCGCAGGTTTCGATTGCTCGGGATTCTCTATCGAGCTACTCAAATCCGTTGGACGACTTCCGCGCAAAGGTGATTGGAGAGCGGTACAACTCTATGGAATGTTTCCATCTGTCGCAAGTCCCTACATCGGATGTCTCTGTTTCTGGGGAGACCCCATCATCCACGTTGAGTTCTGCCTCGACTCAAGACTTAGCATTGGCGCATCGGGCGGAGATTCTCGAACAAAGACAGAAGAAGATGCGATTCGGATGAATGCCTACATCAAGATTCGTCCGATGGCGAGTAGACCTGGTATCTTCGGATACGTAGATCCATTCCTACTGGGAGCGTGAAATGGAGGCTTTGTACACAATCGTTGCTGCAATCGTAGTCAAGTACCTTGTTGATCTAGTCAAGATTATCGGGTCTTGGATATCTCAGAAAGCTCCAACGCTACCTGCTTGGGTGAGGAACTTGCTGCCTCTCTGGAAGCTCTTGGCTGCGATTGCAGTAACAGCTCTCGTGGTACTGGGAACGAGGAAATTCGAAGTTGAACTCGCACATCCTCTTGCTGTTCTCGTACTTGCACAGATCACACACGAACTAGCTTCTGCAGTTAAGAAGGCAAAGGTTACGCGTGAAGAGGGTTAGGTTTCTCTCAACTGTTTTTGGAGTCCCGCATGTGCGGGGTACAGACTTCACAGCAGAGGAAGGGTACATAGGTCTAATCACAGATGAAGCGTTTCAGTCTCTCCGTGATGGCCGCAGCTTTGATAACACTCCTTGGATTGTCAGCCTGGGTGCTGAGTCCTCGGGAGGGAGTGAATCTACTGATCGATCTGCAAGCGACGCACGCGACCGTGACAGCGAGGTGGTACTATACGCCTCCGAGCGGGTATGAGACTTCATACGTTTACACGGTCGAAGATGAGGCTGCAGAAAACGAAGTGTTGAGAGACAGCACCTCACTGCAGACAGCACAGTTCACCATCAACCGTACAGACTCAGACAGGGCGTACCTCTTTAGTGTATACGTTCGGATCGAGGATGCTTTGGGCTCGAGTGCGTACAGCGACCCGTTTACAGAGCGGTTCATCGTACCAGCGAAAGCACCTGCAGGACTTCTGGCTAAGCGTGACATGGTAACGGACCCGGTCATAGTAGCAAACATACCCGAGTTCGAACAACCTTTAGGCACGATCTGGCTGGAGTTTGACACTGACTTTGACATTGTCACGGAGCAAGGTTTATGGTCGCGTGATGCAACAGGTTACGAAGGTGGTGGTCACCTGTCGATAGGGATACGGGACGGCTCAGTACTTGCACGGATTCAGAGCGATAGCACAAGTTATGAGCTTCAGTGGCCGGTCGTTAGAAGTACAGTCAATCAGGTCGCAGTAAACTTCGGAGAGGACACGGGCTTCGAGCTTTGGGTAAATGGAGCGAAAGCAACCTCTGATCCATATACGGGTGGGACTGTCGGGAACACGAATGACATAGTCGTTGGTGCAGCCAAACAGAACTACAACCCAGACGGTTCGACGCCAGAATGGAACAATCCGTTCTTTGGGGTAGTGAGGGAGAGTGAATACTATGCAGGAAGATATGACTTTAGTGGACGATGGAGCTTGCCTCCAATCACTCCTCCACCCCCAGTTGATAGCCTCAACATCGAGGTGGCTCACATTGACCGTGGGGAGGTCGTCGGAGGACAGACCGATTATTTCAGTGTGGCTTTTGCACCAATTCCGTCTGCCGCACAGATTCGCTTGTTGGTTGATGGTGAGGAGCAAGCGGTTCGCGAGGCATATCTTCAGGTTGGAGCACCAGCTTGGGTGGTACAATCTGATGCGACCGGATGGCAGACCTATCACCCGGACACCGGGCGTTCATGTTTCATACCAGCCGGGACTTGGGATCATAGCGGAGATGCGTGCTACTCCCAAGCTGACAAGATCGCGGCGAATGAAAGAAATCCTGACTGTGTTGGTGGACGATATTGGGCAAAGCACAACAGTGAGATCGAGTGTAACTTCGTAATGAAGTATACACACAAGGCGACATTTAACTATACTCGTGGTACGAGGCCTATGCTCCGGATCGAGGTCTTTGATGAAAGTGGGACGAGACTGGGTTACTGGGAGCGGAGGGCAGTGTGAGGTTGTGGCTTCATGCGATAGGGTGGTTGATCTGGCTATCAGTGATTATCTTCATATTCGCTATGGCCCAACAGAAGCATTGGTATAACCTTGAAGACTGGTTGCGACCGTGAGCTCACTCACCCCCGTCGAGAGGCAGAAAAGCGACCGTGGTTTCTCGTGGCTTTATCTACGGACGCCGGGACTCAGTAGCGTGAGGAGCTCATGAAATATCTGGTGATGGTCGGAGTTGTTGTAGGTGCATTCGCGGTGGGGTGGCTATCTCGTCCTCAGCCTCCTGTGGGCCGACCGCCTGTACCTGTAATCGTGACAGAGACAACTTATGTCGCGGCTCCTTCCATCCCAGAGAAAGTACAAGAACTCGTGTTCACACCGGGAGCAGACGTACCGTTCCCAGTACCATATGAAGTGGTCATCTTTCAACCGGACACGGTCAAGTGCGAAGAGATATCACCTCGTTCGAGGATTTTGAGCGCGGAGTTTGGCGTGGAGTATGGGGACACGAGTTCGGTAGCGATAGAATCGATGAGCTACGAGAACGGCTCTCTGGTGTTTCGGTCGTCGATAGAGCGACTATATACCGATGGTATGCCCGCACGTATCTGGCTAGACTCCGGGCGGACGAAGGTGGAGTGGATCGAGTATCCGACGATCCGCGTCAACTCATGTTCGATTGGAAAGAAACTGCTTAGTGGCCTCGTTGGTTGCGGAGCGTGTAGTCTTCTGACAGGGATTAACTAATGAGCAATTTTGGACTGATTTCAGATCCAGCACATTTGGGAACTGCTCCGATTCCGTCTGCCCCTCCGCCCACATCACCAGGACAGGGTGAGTGGCCGAGGATGCTGAATCTGAATAAGGAGACAAAAGCTCGATTGATCATGTGGTTGCATGAGGAGATCCACCAAGCTCGGGCGGAGAGACAGCCTTTGGTGGATGATTGGATTAAGTGGCAGAAGCAGTATTGGGCTGAGCCAGAGTCTGATGTCAAAAACTGGCCGTTCCCCAAAAGTGCTAACATCGTCATTCCTGTTACAGCTATTGCGGTTGAGGCAATCAATGCGAGGATGATGAACACGCTCTTCTCGACTGATCCGTTCTACTCGGTTCGGCCTACGATGGCTGAATGGGTAGACGCGGCCCCTCCACTAGAGCGATGGTTGCAGACGGAGATCGAGAATCCAGACGGTGTCTATATGTATTCGTTTCTTCAGAATGCACTTTTGGAGTTGACGAAACTCGGAACTGCTGTGGCAAAGAGTGGCTATGCTCGAGAGTATCGAAAGGCTATCCAAGAGATTTCGGGGATCGAGCAGGAGTACTTTTACGAGACTAAGAATGGTGCCACACTCGATCACGTACCCCTTGCGAACTTTCTGATTCGTCTTGGGGAGAAGAACCCGCAGACGGCCGCATGGGTCGGGGAGGAACATGATTTCACCTGGGCAGAACTCAAGCGCATGTCGCAGGGTGGCCGGATCTCTGCGAAGGCACTAGAAGAAGTCAAACATGACTACGTTTCCTCGAACACGGAGTCACCTAACGATGGAAGTGAGTACGAAGACGCATTAGACAAACTCACAGTCGAGGAACCGATCTGGCATGAAGAGTTCCACATCCAGGAGATCTGGTGCTCGTTCGACGTTGATGGGGATGGGATCGATGAGGAGATCGTTATCGATTTCCATTGGACGACTCAGAAGATTCTCTCTATCCGGTACAACTGGCACGACGATCTGCATCGTCCGTATCGCGTAGCCCAGTACCAGACGGTAGAGAATAGGATCTTCGGGATCGGGGTAGGCAAACAGAATGAGCAGTTCCAGGATGAGATCACAGCGGTCCACCGTCAGAGACTGGACAACGCGACTCTCGCCAATATGGGAATGATCGCGCTCCCGAAGAACAGCGGCTACGGACCGAAGGAACCGATCTTCCCTGGTAAGATGTGGTTCTTGGATGACGTACAGCAGATTCAACCGTTCAAGCTGAGTGAGGTCTACAACTCTGCGTTTGCGAATGAGGACGTCATCATGCGCTACTCAGAGATGCGGACTGGTGTCAACGAGGTATTGCTCGGGATGCCACAGGAAGGAACGCCTGGTACCGCTACCGGAGACCTCGCTCGCTTGGCGGAAGGGAACAAGAGATTTGACCTCGTGCTTCGTAACGTACGGGAGTGGCTGGGTCAGCTCGGGTTGGATCTGATTGCCAACTACCAGCAGTTTGGTACGAGGGATTACCACTGGATGGTGCTTGGTGAAGAAGGTCAGTATGTGGAGGAGATTCTTCGGATGCCTCCGGTGCTCGTGCGGAAGGGTGCTATGATCGAGGTTACGGCCACGAATAGTATCACCAACCGCGAGGTGGAACAGCGTCAGTGGATGGCTCTATTCCAGCTCATCAATCAGCATTCTTCGATGGTTCTACAGCTTGCTGGTGCGATTGATCCACAGCTCTTTGCAGCGTTGGTGATGGAGGCGGTGTATACTTCTGGTGAAGCGATGCATAGGCTCCTACAGACGTTCAATGAGGTCGACACAGACAAGCTGATTCTGGGACGTTCGATGCTTCAGGAGATGATGCAAAATGGACAGGGACAAGGGCCTTCTAGCGGACCTAACCCCGGAGGACCTGGAGGACTTCAAGGCAATCCAAACGCACAAGGGCTGGCTGGCTTACTGGGCGGTGGTTCAGGGTTACCACAATGATCTGAAAGAGAGGGTAGTACACAGCACAGATCAGGAGCACATGTGGGAGTTAGCACTACAGTTGAGGGCGATCGAGGGTATACTCGACCTTCGCGCCCATATCCTTAATCGAGGGAAAGTGGAGAAGGAAGATGCTGAACGAGAACGAGAACGTGGACTTTCTAGACACCCCGAGTCCGGAATCCCCGGATGGGCCAGTGGGTTCAGACGAAGCATCGAACGTACCAGAGGTGGTGGTTGAACCTGAAGTCCCGGACCAGCAGACTACAATCGAACAGGCTCCGGTTGCACTTGAGTTCAGCCACCCGCACTTAAAGGGGAAGACCCCGGCTGAGATCGAGTCGTTGGTCAACCTCATGCAGTCTACAGTACAGTCGCAGACAACGAGAATCAATGAGTTGTCAAGGACACCTACGGTAAATCCAGAGATGAGTGCTGCTCCGGCGGAACCAAAGGGTGACTTCTTCGACGATCCTCTGACACATATGAGGAGAGAGATGGCGGCTGCGGTTGCACCCATTAACCAAGAGATTATGAACCTCAAAGCACAGTCTCAAGTAAACTCGGCTTGGGGAGCTGTTGCTGAGAAGTTCGGAGATTTCGATAGGTATCGCTCCCACATCGAAGTGATGCTTCAAAACATGAATGTAGGTCCAGCTCAGGTTAACTCAGATCTTCTGGAGAGTCTTTACTACGGAGCCAAAGGGTATATTCAGACCCATGAGGCTTCGCTTGAGACACCAGGAGCAGCACCGACAGCAACTCAGCGTCCGCCTCCACCGCAGCATCGTCCGTCAGCGGCTCCTCTACCGAGAAGTGCAGGATCGGAGTTGAGGGAGCTGACAGAAGATGAGCGTCATCTGGCTCGAGAGTTTGGTCTTACTCATAAGGAGTATCTTGAGTGGGGTCAGAAGGACGAAGGTGCTGTAGCTAACGCTGAGGAGGTGTAAGATGGCTGGGTCAGAACCACAGGTTGTGAAGAAGGAAACGGTAAAGGTCATAAAGAGTGGACAGGATAAGATGACACCTGACCAGGCTCTTGCAAAAGCGGCAGAGCTTGAAACAGAGAAGGCTCGAATCGCGGAGGTACTGTCACGCGGGATTGTCACTGACATGATTACGGTCAAGGACGGTCGTCCGGATCGACGGTACGCGTGGGTTCGAGAGAACGACGGTGACATTGCTAAGTTCAAAATGCTTGGCTATGACATCGAGACAGAAGCAGGTACAGGAGAACACCAGACGGGTGATGATACCCGACGTGTTGGTGATGTCATTCTCATGTCCTGTAAGATGGAGCAGTATCAGTTGATCGAGGAAGTGCGGTCAGAACAGAAAAGGAAGAGACTGTCATCACCCGTTAAGGAGTACAAAAAGCGTGCAGCGGCCGCAGCCGCTAGAGGTGAAGCAGCTCCTCCGGTCGACTTTATGGAGGGTAACACATGAGTCCCATCAGAATCCAGCCCGGACAGCAGCCTCACGGTGAGGTTCCCTGGGTTGAGGGAATGACTCCTCACGCAACGCTGACTTGCCTTCGCGGAAACGCGATTGCTATCACGTCTGCTGGTGTGGCGATCATTCATCCGCTGTCGACGGCAGTTGACGACTTCTACGGCATTGCCCTGTGCGATGTTGCGGCTGGCGTCTCTGATTCCCCGAGTGGTGAGCTTCAGGTTGCTCGTTGCACGACGACTCAGACGTTCTGTGGTCAGGTAGTGGCAGGTGGAGTTGATGTAGACGTAGTGTTGACGGACCTTAGTGGTCTGTCGGTCAGTGACGCTTACGGCCTCATCATCAACACCGCAACCGAGCACCTGGTGGACTTCAGCGATACGACGAATGTCGTGTTGCGGATCACCAAGATCGACGATGACCTGGATCTGGTCTGGTTCCAGTTCCTCGCAGCGGCTGTCGTTATCACGCCAGCCTAACCAACGCTTTCTTTTGAAACGCGTTTCACTTCAGGAGTTGTTTCATGGTCGTTCGCGGAGCATTTAATCACCTGCTCCGGCCCGGTCTGCGCAAAGATTTCCGGGATTCCTACAATCAGTTTCCTGAGGAGTATAGCAGGATTCTGAGAGTAGGAACCCAGGATCGCGCGCACATTGAGGCCACACATCTCGCGGGTCTGCCTCGGCAGCCTCTGCGTGGTGAGGTAGAGCCGGTGGCGTATCTCGATCCTGTGATGGGCGACAAGATCGAATACGTAGACTCGGAGTATGCGCTCGGCTTCCAGATTTCCAAGCGGATGATGGAAGATGACCTTTACGGCAAGGCCAAGCAGAACTCGAAGTGGCTGGGACGTTCGACGCGTCTCACGCAGGAGTATCTTGCGGCGGCCCTGCTTGACGACGCGTTTGACGGAAACACCTTCACGGGTGTTAACGGAGACACGTTGTGTGAGACCACACACGCGCTGCTGAACTCTGCGGCTGTCGGCTCCAACCGACTGGCTACGGATGTTCAGTTGGGAATCACCGGACTCCAGGCGGCGTATGACCTGGCCGAGAACACCATTGATGAGACTGGTGATCCGATTCCCATCATGCTTGACACGCTCATCATCAACATCGCTGACGTCTGGGTCGCGGAGCAGATCGCCAAGAGCGAACTGGAGCCGTACACCGCTGACAATCAGATCAATGCGATCAAGTCGCGGAAGTCCTACAATGTGGTGGTCAGCCACTACAAGACGCAGGGGAATGACTGGTTCCTCAGAGATTCCTCACTGCACGACGCGCATTTCGCGTTCCGTGTACGTCCGCAGTTCGTCGATTCGTACGACGAGGATACGTGGGCTGCGAAGTTTGCCGCTCGTCAGCGTATCAACGTCTACTTCTTCGACTGGCGTGGATGGATCGGCTCGAATCCTTGATCCGGAAAGGAGCTGATCATGTCACCACAGCCTACGCATAGTGCACCAAATCTGGTCCCGTACGTAGTTGCGGGCGGTGCGGCAGGTAATATTACTGTCACTGGAATCTCCGTGAAGGATAGGTTGGCGGCGGTTATCGATCTTGGTTCCGCGGCCACACTTCCGACTGGTCCTCTTGGGCCAGCGAATTTCGAAATCAGCACGAATTTCGATATCCAGAACGGTGACGCGTTCGATATGTTGGTAGCAGGTGTTCCTGTTACCGTCGCGACGGATAAGGTGTTTGACACGGGTACGGCGGCAACTACGGCCATCGACACGTGGATTGCAGCTATTCTGTCAATCGACGAAGATGGAACGACGACGCACGTTGATTGGGGTACTGGTGGTCACGCGTCTGAGGCGTTGGCGATTGCAGCTCTGGCTGTTGTTGTTGCCTCGGGTGATGTTACCCTCGGGTATGTCACGATTCTGACTGATTCTGGGGCAACCTGGACAGCAGGAACTGACGCACTCCAAGGTGGTACTGGTGGCGGGCCGTCTGACGACACCAATTACTACAACGATGGTGGCGTCGGAGCGCAGTCAGGTGCATCGGGGAACTTGACGTCTGAGTTCACGATCACCGCTGCGAACACAATCAACAACGCTGGTGGAACTTCGTCTGCTGGCGGCATGCTTCTGATTCTTGCGTGGACACATGACACGCGAGGACAGGGATTCAATAGGACATAATCATGCGTACAAAGGTGCTCATACTCGGAGCCCCTCCTCACGCTTTCATGGGTCCGTGGGTGGACCTCCCGGAGGGCGGACAGTGGGAAGTCGAACCGCGAGAGGACTATCTCGGCCAAGTCTGTGTCGAGGTAGACTCTCCGGTCGGCCCCCGCTACAAGTTGAACACACAGCCCGTCATCATTGAGGGTCAGCGCGCGAGGGCGTTGATCTTAGTCGGCGCGAAAGACTTAGAGGTCTCGCATATCACCGTACAATTGAGGCAGGTAGTCTAATGTCATTGACGCTCCAGCAGATGAGAGATCTCGTCCGAGAGGGACTGGGAGGTCTCGACGAACAGGACATGAAAGATCCGAGCGTGGATCGACTCCTGAATCTCTCCTTTTGGGAGCTGACAAGTAAGTTTCCTTTCGAAGAGAAGAACCTTCGATCGGAGTTCGTGACGGTTGCAGGGACAGAGAATTACTCGTTGGCGACAGAGATTGAGACAGCGGGTTCGATTGAGATGGAAGCCTTTCAAGGAATGAGTGTAGTTGATGATGAAGGTAAGGCACACTCCCTCCAACGGGCAACTGAGACTTGGTTGGAGACCCAGTATTCAACAGCTGCTACGTTCCGAGGGATGCCCGAGTACTATGTCAGGCGAGATGATGTTATTCGGTTCTGGCCCGTGCCCGATGATGTATACACGATCCGGGTTCTTCTATTGCGATCACTTGACACCATGGTATACCTGTCAGTTGAGCAAACAGGATTGCCCAGAGAGTGGGACGAGCTGACAGTAGAGGGTGCTATCACGCGGGGCCACTACTACAACCAAGACTACAAGCTCGCGCAACAAGCAGAGAACTTCAGAGTCATGAAGATCCGAACTGCGCAGAGTACACAGGCAAAAGAAGAAGAAGACTCGCGATTCGCGGGCCTCATTGTTCAACACGAAGCCCCGGAGTAAGTCATGGCATATGGACAAGGATGGGATGCTTCAGCTCCAGATGGTGCAATCACTCCGGCTGCTGACATCGATGCTGAGATCCAAGACACAAAGGTAGCTGTAGGTGAGCGGCTGGTAGAGTTTGTTCCTGAGTGGGCAGATGACCTCAAGCAGCCCAAGAAGATTTCGATTGTCTCGGGTGCTCATGCAGACCGACCTGCAACTCCAGACTTCCAGGGAGAGATGTGGTTCTCGATTGACACACAGATTCTCTACATCGCGGATGCTACTCCGGAATGGAAGTCTACGGGAGGTATTGCTGTTGAAGATGGTGATCCAGAAGCACCACCCTCAACAACGCTTTATATCTATGCAAAACTGGCTGGATTAGGTACTATCCCTGCGACTAACTCCTGGACTCTTCTTGGTGGTTGGGAAGATGTCTTACAATATGGTACTTTCTATATTCCAATCACATTTCCTTTTAGGTTTTATCTTAACACAGCAGGAACGTACAAGATCGATAGTGCTTTTGTGATTGATCCTAATGGTAGTGCAACTCATGTTGATTATGGAGTGAATGGCGCTGATCCAACAGGAACAGCAAGAGGAATTGTGGATGGTGCTGCAGGAACTCCATCGTTCAACAAAATTCAGACATTTAGTGCTGGTGACTATATTGAGTTCTATGCAAAGTGTGCTGGCGGAGGATCAGCATCTGTATACACCAACTCACACATTGCGATCCATAGGCTCCCATAATGACCAAGCCATTCGTAGGGACGATGGAGGATACCGTCGATCCCGGAGCAAATCAAGGAGGCTACCGCTTCGAGGATATGCCGCAAGGCGAAGTCGAAGTGTTAGATATGACTCCGGGAC